TTGATAACCAGAAACGTTTTGTAGACCTATTCTCTCGTAAGCATCTTCAATTATTTCGTCAATCGAAAAAGTTTTGTCAAAAGTGTAAGAGCCTGAAGTAACGTTAGCCATCTAACCTTACCCGTCATAGAACACTGTTACTCCGGCCGCTAACCCAGCACCAAAACTAACGTATGCTCCTGCATCAAACAGGACAGCATTGTCAGGAATATAAGGTTCAATTAAATCAGTCGTACTAGTACTTGTTGGAACCGTCATTAAAGTAGTTCCTGTTACAGATGTATTTTTAAATAAAAGATTTCCCGCAGTTGCTGCGCTTAAACCCTGTAATCCTCGAAGTCTAGTTCTACCTGCAAATATTGTACCTGTTCCTGTTTCACCAGCAGTTGAACTACCAAGAACACCAGCTTCAACGTTTCCAGTAGTCGCTCCCGAAGTGGTGATAGAAGCCACAGTGTTAAAATAACCAGCACTATCTGCTCGAGCAGTGTCTGCTCCAGTGACTATTTCAGTTTGGGCGTCTCCAACAGCATCGGTACCTACTATTGTAAAAGTTATTCCAGTGTCATCAGCAGCAGATGTAATAGTGATTATTTGACCAATATTATCACCGGAAGTATAACTACCCCCAGACGTTAATGTTCCTCCAAGAGTTAAAGTTGTTGCACTTCCAATAGTCGCTGCCGTTGAGATACCATTAGCATCTGTTGCATCAACAGGTCCAAAAAATTTCGATTTTACGTGTGATACGTTTGCCATAATTTTTATCTCCTTAATTATGAGCTCCCGAAGGAGCTCACATTATTTTATTTATTTATTAACTCCAAGCAGCTGCGCCTGTATCTGCAGTATTGCTTGTTGATAAGTCATGAGCAAAGTTCCAAATGCCTTTTTCAAAACAAGTAAAATACAGATAACAACCATGAGTTAAACTATTGGTTGCTGCATTCGCAGGTGTATACGTTAATATCGTTTCACTTGCTGTGGACGTGTCTATAGTTTGAACTGCTCCAGTGGCTCTACTTTCCACTTTTGATCCAGTTCTAAAAACATCACTTCCTGCACATGTAAAAGTCAAAGTAAGTACTCCACCAGTTGTATCATCTGATTGAGCATGAACTACATAAGTTCCTACTGTTGCTGCCGGTAAAGTTACTGCTTGAGCAGCGTCCCCCGCATAGTTGTTGACCGTAATTACATTAGCTGCGTAAGTTAATGTTGCTGATGTTGCTACTACAGTTGCAGTTAAACTAGTTAAATCAGGTTTCGTTCCTAAAAACCTTGATGTTATAACTCCTGTACTAGCTGCTTTATTGATCTGTTGAAATCCTTTTTCGGATCTAACCGGACCGTTAAACGATGTGTTTGCCATAATATTCCTCCTAGAATATTTAAATGTAGTCCCTAGGGGATAGTCGACTATACGCGTCTACATTTAAGTTTTGTTAAATTTGTATAGTAGTTTATTTATATGATAGTTTTGAGTAGAGTGCAAGAGATCCCTGCATAAAAGTACGATTTCAGCGATGTGGCGTTTATCTAAGTTGCCACAGAAACTTGAGCGGCCGAAGCTTGAATTGCATTTTCTCTATCTGCAATTTTAGATTCTTCCAGTTTGATCTCAGTAATAATGCTTTTAATTGCATTATCAATTTCGACCATGTTGAGAGTATATTTGCCATTTTGCTCATACTCCAACTGCCACCTCAACTCCAAGGACCTTTTCTGTTTGTATAGGTCTTCGGTCATGACTAACCTCCTCATAGGTTATTCTACGGGCGTCTCTAAACATTCCCGTTGATTCCCATTTTATACTCTTTTCTCCAATTTTGTCAAGGATTGATTTCTCAATAGATTGAGGGTTATCATCAGCTAAAACTGTAAATTTAGCATGATAATCATAAGCCCATATATTTACTAGAAATTGTCGCATTTTGCTTTCTAAAAGTAAATTGTGGCGAGACTATGTCCCGCCACAAAATTTTATTGATTACGCACCTTCGACACCGAAGATACCTCTAGGGTCTGATACGCCAAAAACGTATCTTTCTCTAGCTTTGTATCTAACGTTGCCAGTATCAAAGTCCCCTTCCATCTTAGTTGTAAGAGGAGCTCTGTTAAAGTGTTTCATCCCATTAGGGACATCTGTAGTAATGTACCAAGAGTCTGTATCAGTTAAGAAATTGTTTACTCTATAACCTTGAGCAATCATTCCTAATGATTTAACTGCGTTGATATCATTATCAGCAGTACCAACTCTACCTTGAGATTTCATTAATCTCTCAGCAGTAAATTGGTTCGCCGGTGGCACAATCATTTTTACACCTTTAGCTGCAATTTTTAAACCTCTTTCATCAGTCATAGCAGCAATATCTATTAGTGCTTGTTCTAATGAAGTTTCGTTTAAGTCAGCTTGTGTAGTTAAAGTATTTTGAAAAGTACCTGCAATCGTTGGATGCGCAGTACTAAACAATTGTTGACCATCACCTGAAGTGAAATTACTCAATGAAGGTAATCCATTATTCAAAGGTGCTGCCCCTTTAACTTGTTTTGTTTGTGACATCGATCTTGCTAAAGCTTTTGTGTATCTAGAAGCAAGTCTGTCATACAGGTTATCTTCAATAGCTTCCTCAGTGATAGCAAAAGCGAGAGCAATTGTCTCGTTAGTGTATCTTGCTGTGAAAGTTTCTTGCGCCGTATCATAAGCAACTCCAGATCCTTCTGGTTTTACGTATGCGTTAGCGAAACCTGATAACATAACTTCCTCTTCGAAAGCTCTATCAGATGATTCAGTCGTATAGATTTCCGCCGACTGATTTTCGTACTGTTTGTATTCCAGGCCAAACAAGGCGTTTAAACCTGGCTCTAGTTCTTTGACTAGCTGATTACGTGATATTGCCATAGTTTATTCTCCTAAATACCTTGAGTACAAATGTTGCCGAGTATATGTTCGTATATTTGTACACGCCATATACATCCTGCGACAGTTGGATCTTGGTTTTGTTCGTCAAAGGATACACCTAGTATCTTTAATTGGTCAGCCGCTGTTCCTGCTGCATCGTAAATTGTTTCTCCCGAAACAAAGTTTATCGAACTTCCTGCAGTAGCAACTATCTTACTTGTACCACCCACATCAGCAACTGCTAATGTACTACCTGCGTCCCTGATTTCAAATATTTGTTGAGGGTCGCTGTTAACAAGAGCAACAATATCCGTAGCAGTGTTACTTGCTTTGGAATAATTTGCCCAAGTAGGTTTACTTGTAGTGGCATCAGTATAGAAGACGCCGTTTAATGAGCCAAGGTTATTTGCGACTGAATCAGTGGCTTGTAAAATCACTCCATCTGCAGTCAACATAACCATGTCGTGATGGTACATAATAGCAGAACTTGCTGCTACATTCCATTCACTTAAACCAGCGTTGTTGTCGTTCTGACCTATCTTTGCAATTGGTCTCAATCCGAAACCAGTTGTGCTTTGATTAGCCATAGTTGTCTCCTTGTGCAAACTACTTTCATAGTTTGCGGTTAATTTAATCGCTGGTAGGGAATTGGTTGTTATCCCGAGAAATTGTTAAAAAATTAACTACTTCTTTGTACCACCGAAGGTTGTACGAGACTGTCGATCAATTTCGATCGGCATACTCTTATGCTGTTCCTTCATTAAATCGTTATCCATTGCAGTCATTTGATCCTTTGCTTGTTTAGCATAATAATCTTGTCTTGACTGCGCGATCTCTTCCGGTACTCTAGTCAGCACTAGGCCTCCGTGTCCGATCACCCCTGTGTATTTGCCATCCTGGATTACTGGATAATCATCTCCTGGAAATTCGTCTGCTCTCACTAATTCGTAGCCGGACCTTAAGCGTCCTTGTACGTTTTTCGTGTCAACGAATCCCAAAATTTCAATCCTGACCCATCTGTGTCGGAATCCATTTGGCGCGTTGGGTGTATCTAAATACGACGGTGGAGTCCAAACTTTCTTACGCGTTTCTTTTTTAGTTTGGCTCGCACGGGAAGTGTTTTTTTCATTTTTCATATGCCTACGCCTCCAGCGTGTTTATAAGTTGTTTCGCATATTCTTCTAGTGGCACACCTAATTTTCTAGCAATTGCTACCTGGGAAGGTGTGAGTCTTACCGTTTTGCGACCGGCCGTTCTTGAACTACGCGTTGCAGAGGCAACGTTTTGTGTAGGTTTGCTAGTCGTTTTTTCTGCTACAGTATTCTTACCAAATTTGTGGGGAAATTCAAGTCTTATTCTTTTATCAACTTCCTCATAATATTCGTCAGATTTAGGGTCAAGCCCTTCCTCTTCTGTAAGTTTTCTATGTAGATCAAAAGCAGTATATGTCATGGCATTATCTTTGCCAAACCACTCGTTTTTCTCCGCCCAGGCTTCCGCTTTGGGATCTGGTGGAGGTGTTTGTTGTGTTCTGACAGGGCGTTGTAGCTTACTAGTTTCTTTTTTATCAGCTGTTTCTTGCATTTTATGCTGAGTTTTTAGTTCTGCTAATTTAGCCTGTTCATAACCTAATTGAGAAATTGCGGTTAAAGCTTCTACTTCAGCTTTAGAATCGCTTTGTTCTCTAGCTGCCGATAATTTAGCTTGTGATGCCGCTAATGAAGAAGAAATTCTTCCTTCCATCTCATCGGCATAGTTTTTGTCTAAATCAGTTGCAACTCTAGTTAATTGGTCTCTTTCTCCTTGAACACGTCTAGCATAAGATACGGCTTCTTCCCGTTGTCTTTCTGCTTCACGCATACGTTTAGTAAGCTTAGCTATTCTTTTCTTAACCCCCTCAGAATATTCTTCAACTGAGCTACTGTCATCTGGTCGCTTACTATCCCCTTCTTCTGGAGTTTCTTTCTTAGTCTCTTGTTCGCTTGGTGAATCATCCAACTGCTCACCAGATTTCTCAGATGAATCATCGGACTTATCACTGTCTTTATTATCAGTTTCTGCATTTGTTTCCTCCTGTTGTACTGACTCTTCTTTCTCCTCTGGAATAGCTACATCTACTTCAGGTCCTGAAGTATCTAGTTCTACCATCGGTTCGTTTATTTTCTTTTTATCTTCTGGCATAGTTTACTCCTTCTATGTTTAAAATTCGTGGAATATATCTTCAGGGTTGTCCACGGTTGCTAAAACTTCATCATCATTGAGAAGTCTTATCTCACCCCCATCTATTTTAATTCGTGATCCTGCATATCTTGCAAAGATAATCCAATCACCTTTCTTGCACCAGGGACCTTCTGGAAATTTTTCCTTATCATAACAATTTGGTCCGGTTGCAAGAACTAAACCACAAGTTGATGCTACTTGAGATTTTTCTATCGTACTATCGGTTATTAAAATTCCGCCTTTAGTTTTATCTTTTTGTTTAAAAGGTAAAACTAAAATTCTCCAACCTGTTGGCGTTGGGAGCTTTGCTGATTCTGCAGTGAGATCTTGTTCTTTTTTTGAAGGTTGAACTCCAACTAAACCCTTAGGGGGTAAGTGGATTTTTGGTGTTTCCTTTGATACTGACAATTTTTCCGCCATCTTCTTTTTGCTCCTTTTTTTCTAGCAGGGTGGATACTTCCTGACTCAGATACTGATATGTTCGTATCTGACCTAACATATACTGATATTTTTCCATATTGTCAACACCACCTGAAACCATGGCTGCAACAACATCATCATGACGCATTTTGATAATTCTCTGCACCTTACTTATAAAGGTTAAATCATCCATTATTTTTTCCTCCTTTTTACTTTTTTAACGGGTTTCTTTCCGTACTTTTTCGTCCACTTTCTAGCTATCGCTGGTTCTTTCTTCCAGAGATATCGTCTTTGTTTTTCTGATTTAAACGGCAATTAGCCCTTTCTCTTTCTAGCCATCTTTTTAAACGTCTTTGCTAAAGCTTTAGCTCTTCCCGTGCAACCTTTTTTTGTAATAGGTGTGCATTTTCCTTTAGTTCCACGTTTTTTGATTGATTTGTTTACGTCTTGAATCCAATTTGCTGAGCCACCTTTTTTAAGACCAGCTCTTCCACCACTCTTATAACCTCTATTTAATTCACCATGAACTCTACTTATTTCAGCTCTTCTATTTGCATTTGAAGGTTCAGCTTCTACACGGCCTAGTTCTTCCAATAAATTAGTTCGTCCACCTGTTTGCTTTCCAATTCTACCACCATGTTTTAAAGCAACGCCAACACTACCTTTTTTCCTAACGACTCCGCCACCACGATACATTTGACCGCCCTGCATTCCCATATCAGGTTGATAATATCCATGAGTCATGTCTCTACGAGCACTACTCATAGGACCGCCTCCTTGCTTCTTAACTCGGCCTTGTCCTCTTAAAGATATATCACCCATCTTATATATTTATTTTTCCAGATTTTTTAGCTGAAGAACCCCATTTTCCATAGGACTCATCCGCCGATGCTTTTAATTGTTCTGATGTTCTTTTCTTTTTAATTCTCATCGCGATAGATTCATGTTTTCTATCTGTGTAACCTTGTTTTTTATCCGATCCACCTTTTGAATAAGGGAATCTGACATTACTTCTTACTCCATTTTGTCTCATTATTTTTTCCCCTTCATTAATGCTCTACCAAAACCACGTTTTGCAATTCCAGTAACACGACCACCATGCTTAGCACCAATTCTGCCACCAGCTTTCAT